CAGACGAAGCCGCAGTTGGGGCGGGAAAAAAAGCGCGATAGCCCGCACCAGTTCCGCCTGCGCGTCGGGGTAGCACTCGGCCACCAACTGGCCGAACGCCGCGCTTGTCAGGTCGCGAGCCTGGATGTCGTCCAGGCACAACTCGTGCAGCACCTCGACCACCTTCCGCGGATTGTTCAGCTGCTCAATGAACCGCGGCTGCGTTTCGGATTCGGCGGCCAGGAAAATGTCCAGGCCGAACTGCTCCGCGAACCGCTGGGCATCACCATAGGTGATTTCCCTTGCCCTCCAAACTGCCCCAGACTTGTCTTGAAATGCCATTCGCCTCGCCTATTGCTATACTGTCGCGTCGACGTAGTTACTGCCCTGGTCGTAGAGCACAACCGTCACGTCAACAATGACCTCGGTCTCAAACGGTTCGTTGCGGGTGAAACTCGTGATCGCCCAGTTACCGGCGAACCCTTCGTTGTCCGCGGTGCCTTCGGGTCCGTCGAAGAACAGCAGCGCCACTTCATTGCCCGCAATGTACGCGTCAAGCAACGCTTGAAACTGAGTGTCCGAGGTGTCGTAGACGATCTGGAACGTGACCTCCCAGTCCTGAATGCTGGCCCGTCGCGAGCGGCGAATGCCATTGCCGCGACTGGAGAAGTCGGCCGTGCCGCTCTGCAGATTGACCGTCACGTCCCGGATGCCGGTGATCTCGTTCCGGGTAACGTCCGCGGCCGTGTTGCTGCTGCCGTCGAGTGCCGTGCTGGAATGATAAGCCTTGCACTCCTGACCGTAAATGTTGGTCTGGGTCATCAGTTAGTCCCTTAGCTTGCGGTAGGAAAATACAGGGCCGGCACTGAATACGTGCGACTCGCGCAGGATGTCAGAATCCAACATGGGCTCCAGCTCGACGCCGGCGAAAATCGCCCCTGCCATGTTGCCGGCGCCCCGTAGGTGATCGACGATTTCCTCAACCAGCAGCACGCCGGCATCTAATTCCGTGTTGTCGTTAGGCTGCATGGTTTTTCGCACGGCCACTAAAATGCCGTAGGTGCTACTACCCTTGCGGTCGCGGCTGAAGACCTCGGCGCCCATGCCGGCAGGAATTACCGTAACCTCCCACGAAGTCGGCTTGCTTTCAAATATCGCATCCCACGTCCTGGTAGCCGTAAATGATTGGCTTAGCGTCGCCGCATTGAGGCTTGTCACCACTGCCGCCGATATTTCCTGCAGCACGCTCGGCATCAGGCACCCCGCAACTGCGTGTGAACTCGCCACATGATGTCGTAGCGGTCCCACTCATCGGCAGGCGGGCCTGTAGGCCCGTAGCCCATCACTTCGTAGGTTTTGCTGTCCCAGACGATGGTATCGCCGCGGGCCGGCTCAATCTGCGACCCGCTGACAACCAGGTCCGTCTGCCGGACCAGAAAGTCTTGCATCTCGATTTTGACGATCGTGCCCAGCCCGTCCTGCTCCTCGCGTATCGTCTCGGCAGGTACGGCGTAGAGCGGATCTGTACTGACCGCCGTGCTGCTGCTGGCTTGCGTGTAGGCGATCGACTCGGCAGCGTTGGCCAGCAGCGTCGCCGCCAGTTTCGTCGCAGCGGTGCGTAGCTTGTTGGCCACCATTCACACATCCCAGTGATCGCGAGCGTTGGCACGCCGCCCGGTGCTTTCGCGCCAGGGCGGCGCCCATTGCCCGCCGCTCAAAAAACAGGCGATACCGTCAGTGTTTTGCCGGAAGCATCGCCCGCCGCACTGTTGGTCGCCTTCACCCGCACGTAGCGGTTGACGTCCACCGGCAGCCGCACCCGCACCGTCTGGGCCGCGGCACCGGCACCGCCGGCGCCAGTCTGCGTAATGACGTTGTCCATCAACAGGGCCTCGCTGCCAAAGCCGCTGGCCGTGTCGTGATAGACGTCGTAAATCATTGTCGCCGCGTCGCCGAGCTCGCCGGTCGCAAGTGCAGGCGCGGCGATCTTCAACTCCATGTCGGCCAAGTGGTCGCCATCGGAACCAACCAGCAGGTCGATGCCGGCGGTGCTGACAGTGCTGGCATCGGCCGGCAAAGCGATCGACACCACCATCGAATTGTCAATGACATTGAATCCCATCGGGATCTCCTTTAGAGGCTCAGGTCTTCCACATTGCTGATCGAGTTGGTGACGGCAATCGGAATGCCGTGCGACTCGGTCGGGAATGGCGCGGGCGCCCCGGTAGTGTTGGTCGCGGTCCGGCTCTGCTGCAGCTGCGACAGGCTGCGAGGTGTCATGTACAGCACGTCCGGCGGCATGGCGCCCTGGTCCAGGAACTTCTGGATCAGGTCCGAGACGAGGTCGTCCGTGAGCCCCTTGCCGCTGTCGGCCGTCAGCTTTTTGATACGGCCGATGGAATGGTTGGCCCCGACCTGCAGGCCCGGATAGGCCAGGATTTCCTGGACGTACGCCGTGTAATCGTTGCTGCTGGAGTCGGTGACGGTCTCCTCGCGGACGTCCGACACGTCGACCATGCCGTTTTGCCCGAACACCCACGTCACATCCGACGACCCCCACCGCACGCCCCACACGCTCGAACCGGTGGTCGCCGTGGTGCCACCGGCATCGACCACCATGTTGGTCGAGTCGTAGGCGTCGATCAGGCCGGGGAAACCATCAGCCTGTCCGCTGTAGGTCGTGTTCGTGCCATAGAAATACTGCGCGCCCAGGTCCTGGGAGGCACCAGCCAACTGGTCCATCGCCTCGATTGCGAAGTAGGCCTGCCAGCCATCTTCGTAGCGGTCGGCCGCGGCCTTGTCAGCCCGCCAGCGACGGTTCAGCGTGTAGACTTCGACCAGCCGATTCTCACGCGTCGCCTTGCTGTAGGCGACGCCTTCGTTGATCTGGCGAAAACTGCTGCCGGTGGGAACCACGGTTCGCACGAGCGTCTTGTAGTTCAGCCCGGTAATCGTGCGGGCAGCATTGGCGATCTGCTGCATTCCGCCGCCGGGGTTGAACGTCATGCCGGTCACTTCCGGCGTCATTTTCGAGCCTTCGAGAATCAGGCCCGCGACATCATCGCCCGCGTTGGCGATGACGATGTCGAGTAGCGTGGTGTCAGCCATGAGTCATTCTCCCTGGACGGTGGTTATTTCACAACGCCGCGACGGGCGGCGAACTTGGCCACCGCCTCGCCGACTCGCGGCTGCAGGCGGCTGGTTTCCTTGGCGATCCGCTCGGCTTCCGGGTCGGCCTCGCCCGCTTCGCTGAAATCGACCGGCTCGGATTCGCCGGCAGCGACCCGCAGGGCGTCAAACCGCTTTTCCAGATCGGCAAACTGCTCTTGCAGATCCGCAATGCGTGCATCACGCTCGCCGAGCTGCGCGGTCAAGTCCTCTTCGCGGGCCGCGAAGTGGCGACGCTGGGCTTCCTCGTAGCTGATGCCTTCCAAAAACCACTCGGCGCCCTTGGCTCCGAAAGCCTCGACGAACGGGCGCGATTCTTCGCGGATGTCGACCGGCGGCGTTGCGGTCGTGGTGCTTTCGCTCATTTCGGATACTCCAAATTGGCGAGAAAGGAATTGGTCAAAACGCCGCCGCAGATCGTCCGGCGAAGCGTCGGAAAAATGCTGTGCGATGATCCGCTCCACAATGGCCGGCAGGTGCGCGGCGTCGAACGACTGCACGGAAAACAGCCCATCAGTGGCGGCCCCTTCGCCCACGACATCGACAGCCCGCAAGCGGTCGATCCGTAGCGGGCCGGCCTGTAATTCGCCCTCGCTGGTGAACATGGCCTCTTCGTCCACCTTGATCGCCATTGACATCGCGAAGGCTTCGGGGTCGCTGTCGGCCAGATCCATCAGGTACGTGGCCAGGTCCCCGTCCGGCGTGGCGAATGCCGTGTCATCAAAAAGCAAATCGGCCCGCACGCGCTTGCCATCGCGACGGAACGCCTGCAGGCGGCCCAAGTGCCGGCCCAGTCCGTCATCACTCATGCTTGGATGAGCGAAGCGCGACTTGATGCCGCGGTTCGGCTGATTGCCGAGCTCGACCACACGGGCGAGCGTGTCGTCATCAACGGTCCACGGCCTGTCATCCCGCACGTCGCCGAGCTGCACGACCGTCACGCCCATGATGGCGTTGCGGTTGCGATCCACGCCAACCGGCGGACCGACAAACGGCATCGTGCGAAACATGCAGGCTTGCTGAGTCACTGTCATTGCTCCGGCTCCTCTGCCTGGGACTGGGCTTCCACGACCGGCTGGAAGTTGTTCAGCCGGATAATCGGCACGCCGGCTGCTTCCATGTACCGCTCTTCGTCGGCCAGCTGGTCCACCACGTCGCGGAACTCCATTCCGAACCGCTCGCGCACGACCTTTTGCCGCGTCTTGAAGCCAGCGTTGACCGCCATAATGTCGGCCACGATGTCCTTGCTAGGATCCCACCAAGGAACGCCAGTCGGCACCCATTCCCAGCCGATCTGTGTGATGTCCGCGTCAAGCGTGCCATCGGCGATGAACAGACCCAGCCGATACAGCGTGACGGCGTCCAGCCATTCCTGCAGGTCTTCCTGTTTGCTTTTGGCCGACCGCAGGTAGTGCATTAGGGCTGCACGGGATCCAAAAAAATTGGTGAACGACTCGTCATAGAAGCTGAAAGGCAAATCGAGTGCCTTGAGCGCGATGGCCGTGACTTGCTGCAGAAATGTCTGCACTTCCGTGCTCGGCGATTTGCTCTCGAAAAATTCCACCTTGTCGTCCGGGTCGAGTTGCAGCTTTACCGGCCCATCGCCGAAGTCGATAATGACATCGCTGGGGCTGTCGCTATCCTCGCCCTCGATTACCTTGCCGACCTCTTCGTCATTGGCCGAAAAAATGCCCATGCCGAAAATCTGGGCGCCCTTCATTTTCGCCAGTGCGTAGCTAATGCCTTCGCGGAGGTCCTGGTAGGCATTCACTGCGGGTGCCAGCGGACTGATGCCGCGGATCTGGTCGAATCGGTCGTAATAGGCCAGCGGAATGATGTTTCGCGCGTCGATATCCCGCACGTATCGGTAGTTGCCGTGGTCGGTCCGGTCGTGCAGTGCGTATCGCCTGGCCCGGCCCGCCTTGGTTGTCAGCACGCCGTGCTTGTATTTTCTGGCGTCCGGCAAAGACAAACCTGAGCCAGCGATAGCACCGCCCGAAGGGTCGCGAATACGGTCGGATTCAATGGCCTGTAGCAACCCAGACGACAGCTTGATCGCGAACACGTCGCCGTCGATTAGTCGCCGCTCCTCCATCATCCGCACCATGCGGCGAAGGTTGTGGCGGCCCGTGACGTCGCAGTTGCGCGGCCGCGAATACCATCGCATCAACTCTTCGATGCGATCATTCAACGCGTTGTCGCCCGTGCGGGCCTGGAACTCGAAGCTGGTTACATAATCCAAATGCCGCCGCACCGCCCAAGCCGCAACGCTGAAATTCCGCTGCAGGTCCTGGGAGTTGCTGACCAGCGTGCGGCGCTCGGCCGCTTTGAGCATGTCGTCCGTGGACTTGATGCGCGACGGTGGCGCCTTCCGCTTGCGGTTGGTTACCGCGGCGTCGTAATAGTTCGCCCCGAACAGGCGGGACGACCAGCGTTTGGCGGCTGCGATCATCCCAGGTTGATTTGCCCCACGCGAGGTCGCTTGCCATTGAGTGAGGCAAGCCGGTTGCGCCAATACTTGAGCTCTTCCAGGGCCTGACGGCGGTCGTAGCGGACCGTCGTGCCGTCCACCGCTATCGAAACAATGGCCGCCCCGGTGGAAAGCTCGCTCTCCAAGGTCGCCACCATGTTTCGTGCGGTTGCCAACTCTGACGTGCTCATAAGTGCAATCTAGGCAGATATTGCACCCCAGGTCAGTAGCGGAAATGCAGGTCTGAATTAACTAGCGTCGTGCGGTTCGATTTCCTGCTCGTTGTACAGTTGGTGGCAGCTGCAGCAGCGACACCGCCTCCACTTGATCCGCGACGCCAGCAGCAGCACGCCGGTATTGTCCCGCACCCAGACCGCCTGGCTGTACGTGCGGTTGCGCACGACCGTCACCACCTCGCGTTTGTCGTGCCCGCAATGGGGGCACGTTGCAGGCACCTTGACGACCTGCACGGTCGGTAGGTCCTGGGTCTTCGCCCCAGGCGGGCGGCCTCTTCGCTTGTTCATCGCAGTACCCTTCGTTTGCGTTTCTTTTTGCCGCCCGTCCGCTTGTGCTCCGGCAGCTCGACGCCGAGCGTTGCCGCCGCCACGCAATTTCCCACCAGGCAGTCAAACAGGTGGTTGTCCGGTCGCGATGGCTTGTGCTTCCATAAGTAGAATCGCCGGCCGCCGAACTCTGCCTCCGTCGGCGTTTCAGCTAGTAGGTGATCGGCCAGCATCTTGTGAGCGTCCGACCGATCTGGCGCGAACCACCGCAGCGATCCCTGCCCTTCTGCCAGGATTCGCTGCCAGGCAAACGTCTTCCAGAAATTGGTATCGTAGCTGACGTCTCGGCTTTGCGGCTTGGCGATCCAGTTCAGCCCTCGCTTCTCGCCCTTTTTTACCCGCCAGTCGGTCATGGGCCGGCCGCTGGTGATCCCGATGCCGTGGCTGCACCATGCCGGATGGGTGGTCGTGTCCACCCACGCCCGGATTGCATCGGTGGACGGCCCCCACTGGCTGTCGATCATAATGATCTGCGGCCGGTGCTCCAGCTTGGCGACCACGTCGGCGAATAATCCCGACAGGCCCGCTGTGACCCGTTCGTCAACCGTACTGCCCGGCAGCCCCGCCCGACCTCCGAAGTCGCTCAGCGTCACGTAGGACGCCCTGGCCTGCGGATAGGTGCCGTAGTCCAGCATCCATCCCGTAAACA